CAGCTTTGGGACCATCCGAACCACCGGCCCCTTCAGGACCGCGAACGGAAACAGCGCGACGTCAACCAGATACTCAGCGAGCGCGTCGTAAAACCGCCCCGACTGCAGGATGTCGTCCACCTTGTTAGATGCCGCCTCGGACTGAGACATGGCGGTCCTACGGGCGGCGTTCTGAGCCTGGCGGACCAGGTTGATATAACGGTTGTGAACCTGCTCCTGGTCGGGAGGCTTCTGCGCCTGCATCGTTTCCTGCATCGCCTCGGTCGAGATCAGCGTGGCGATCGACGCCATCACGCCAGGCGGTACCGGGGGATCGGGCTGAGGTTCTATCGTCCAGGGGCGCTCAGCTCCGAGATACACGTCTCGGAGCAACGCTGTTGCTCCTCGACATTTAACCGCGACCATCCGCGAATAGACTTCTGAACCCCCGAACCGGCGGATTTCCTGGAGCTTGGCGGGCTCGTATTGCCCCTCGAACATACGCTGGGCGCGTAGCAGGCGGGAACTAAGAGAGTTATTCCCGCCGTTACGGTGGCTCCGCATCGCCTCCCACCGCCTACGTACGTAGGCGGCGAGGTTATCTGCCTGCTCCTGAGTAATTTTTGGAGCGTTAGCCGCCTGCTCCTGGGCGTTGACCTGCGCCGGAGTCACCACGCGCAGGAATCCAGGCCCCTCACCCTTGAGCGGGATCACGTTAGGCCGGACTGACGCCGGGCCAGGCAGCGCTCCTTGCACGGAGTAGCCCCGCCAAATTAGAACTGTTATACCATATAACTCGGAACGAATCAGAGCGCAACAACCTGTAGTGGGTGATCTATGGCGGGTCTGGCAGATCTGGGGGATGGAGACCAGGAGATTTTAGTCCTGGATGACAACCCGCAGCTCGACGACGCGCTGATCATGCGCCTCACCTACGACCTCGCGACCAAACTTCATAAACCCGAGGTGATCGCCCATCGGTACGGGTTGGGCGGGGTCGAGGAACTTAAATCCTACCTCAAGAGCCACCCAGCGGTGGTCCAGCGAGCCAGGAAATTACACGCGTTGTTTGAATCAGACGGCGCCTCGGAAGAGCGCGTACGGATGAAATTCCTCCAGGCGACCGAGGAATTAATCATCCCGATGGCTGGCCTCGTTGCCGATCCCCGCACGCCCCTGAGCGCGCGCATCGACGGGTTTAAGCAGATCCAACGAGGGGCGGGGCTCGACGGCCTGTCTGCTGCTGCAAAGCAGCAGACAGGTAAGGACGCCGGGCAGCCGTTTAACCTGGTGATTAATTTCGCTGGAGGTCGAGAAGCCCTGAACATCCAGGCCACTACGGTAGTGGACGAGGAAATCCCTCCCCTGACGGCGATCGCGCCGATCGCAGCGCCGTCGGGGGTAGAAGAGGACTTCGAAGAAGACCAGGTCGAGATCTGATTAAATGCTCTACTACACCCCCCCGCCCACGGTTCAGGATTTTATGCGCGATGACACCCATCGTATCAGAGTGATTGTTGGTCCGCTAGGCAGCGGAAAAACAATGGGCTGTATCATGGAGTTACTCAGGAGGTCATGTGAGCAAAAGCCCTATAACGGCGTTCGTTATACCAGATGGGCCTGCATACGTAATACGCTGCAACAGTTGCGGCAGACTGTTATGGCGGACACCATGCAGTACCTCGGAAGCTGCGCGCACTATTATACCACCGACTCGACAATCCAACTCAGGCTTAGATTACCGGACGGTACCAGTGTCCATTCAGACTGGATGTTGTTACCTCTCGACAGTAAGGATGACGTCCGTAGATTATTGAGCTTGCAGTTGTCCGGGGCGTGGATCAATGAATTACGAGAGGTGCCGTTCGAAATTATCCGGCCGTTGTTGGGACGCGTCGGTAGATATCCAAGTAAGGCGCTGGGCGGTTCGAGCTGGCGCGGGATTATCTGCGACACTAACCCCTGGGACACGGATTCGCCTTATCATGAACGAATGGTGCTCAACCCGCGACCCGGATGGGGATTGTACCACCAACCGTCGGCCCTTGGGCCGACAGCGGAGAACGTAGATAATTTACCTGATGGTTATTATCAGGACCTAATGGAGGACCACGACGTCGACTGGACCACGGTACATGTGGAATCCCAGTGGGGGACCAGCAATGCTGGTCAGGCGGTTTTTCGTAAGACGTTTCACGCCCCGACGCACGTACGTGACATGGGGGTGGTGGTTAACCCAAACAAACCGGTCATGGTTGGGCTGGATTTTGGCCGCACCCCCTGCGCCATAATAGGCCAACACGATAATTATGGCCGCGCCATCCTGATGAAGGAAGTCATCACCGAGGGCATGGGGTTGCTCCAAATGGTCGAAGAGCATCTTAAGCCTATTTTATTAAACCCGCCCTTCGCGGGGCGAAGGGTGTTTATCGTTGGCGACCCTGCGGGTAAACAAAGATCTCAGGTTACCGAGGAGACGCCGTTTGATGTTTTGAAGAGTTTAGGATTTCTGGCTTACCCTGCCAGTACCAACGAGATTAACGGGAGATTATTAGCTGTCGAGAGGTTGTTGAGGTTAACCGTTATGGGCGAGCCCGGCTTACAGATAAGCCGGGCTGGGTGCCCAACCCTGATCCGGGCGCTGGGGAATAACTACCGGTACCGTAGGAGGAGGGACGGGCAGTTTGATGATATCCCTGAAAAATTACACCCTTGGTCTGATATCTGTGACGCCCTCCAATATTTTTGTCTCGGTACCCAGGCGAACCTGACGGGTCGCGTGCTGGCGCGCGAGCGTAGGTTCTTTGACGGGTTTAACCGCCAACCGGAAGTCAGCGCCGCCGGCTGGACATGAAGCTAGTTGCCGCATTGTCGCTCATGGTGCTGTTGCACCGGGCTGATGGCGGAGAGGTCGCGGTGGCGCCGGATCAGGTCACCGCATTGCACGGCAAGGCGCCGACGAGCGGGGGAAATAAAGTGGTCAACCCGACGGCGCGCTGTGGGGTCTGGCTGGCGGACGGACGGATGTTGTCCGTAATAGAGCCGTGCGACGTCGTCAGAAGGCTGTTGGAAGAGGCGGGGCAAAAATGACAGGGGAGCCGGTACGCGGCTCCCCTGAGTTTAGTTTGGTGGACCAGTCGCGAGAGAGCAGGAGTCTGACAAAAGCACCCTCTCCACTGGCGGACGGGGTTATGTGGGGGCGCGTACGACGCGCCCCCGCCTCACTCGCCGTCTAACAGGCTCTTAGCTATCTAGTCGGTATCGTTGGTTAACGCAACCAGCCCCGCCACCTCGCAGCCTCTTGCTTCGCAAGCTCACACCGAGTTGACGGCCGGCGGCACCAGGCCCATAAAAGCTAGAGCCAGGCGGCGCCTGGCAGTTGCGATTTTAGTCTTCGCACGACGTTTTGCATTTTTCTCATCTTTTGTGCGCTGCAATATAGACCTCCGTACGATTTCGATCAGCTCGTCCGACACGGTTGAATGAACCGCTGGGTGATGACCGACTCGTGTTTCTTGATGTTACCCGACACGGTAGCGGTCCAAACCGTGATATCTTTAGTCGCCTGCCTTTGTGACATAACCACGTCGAGCATCGGCAGTGACACCCCGGTATGGTCGGCAACCTGTTGACGCGTCGGCCAGGGTTTCTGGCCGTCGAGGTGGAGCTTGACTGCCAGGGCTAGCACCCTGGCAGTCTGCTCGGGCCGTCGTTGAGCGCCTTCGCGATCTTTAAGCCAGTCCGCGATGGCCTGGGCTTCCTGGTTAATGTCCGGTAGTGTGACAGGAGGCGCCGGTACGCGGCCAAGTCTAGACTGAGGTCTAGACTTGCCGCCGCCCGTCATCAGACTCACCGGTTGGTGTTGGTTGGTGGTTTTCACACCAGTATCTCCTCGGACAGTTTGCCCCCGCCCCCCAGCCCCCTAGGGGGCTGGGGGGACTCGACGCTGGGAATCCCCCCGCACATCAAGGCTATAACGTCCCAAATTTAACTCCGTCCACAAGATGTGTGGTTAACGGTAGGGCATTCTAACGCGCTACCGGTTGTGGGTAAATGTCACCGCACCACATGCCGACCGAGCTAAGCTATTAAAATTATTATATTTTAGGGAGGCCCATAAGCACCCCTGCCTGTGGATAGATTATATGCGCATAATGTCGCAGTCCAGCGGTATCTGATAGTGTCTAGCGGAATCTAAGCGAATCGGCCGCCACCTCGTGCCCTCGATCACGCCCACTCGCCGGGTGGCGAGGTATCCAGTTGCCAATACAGTACGCTGCACACTAACTCGCCGCTTTCAGAAAGCTCCAACTCGACGATTGCAGCCGCAAACGGAAACGTGCCGATCGAGATTTCATAGCCGCCGTTAGGCAGTTCTCTGTCACCTTGGTGCGGCAGTCCACCTATGAGGTGAACAGCAGCATCCGCCGTGCGCTTCGCAAACGTAGCCGGCAAGTGACCGTAGCGGTGCAGGAACAGTGGCATCATGTATCCTGGACGGGCGATGACAAACCCGACAGGGGCTACTCGCATATCGTCGCGACCGTTACCCGGTAGGTTCGAGGCGACGAGGGGCGGGTGCAGGCACCAAGTCGTCAGGTTTGGTTTCTGCGGCCAGCTAGCAACCTCGACGGGGGATAGAGACGGTCCGAGATAAAGCGCGTCAGATATATCACGACGAGACGCAACGCCCAAAAAATAATCAACCTGCGAAAGATAATTATTCGGCCCCGACAAAACCACGTCGGCGAGCACTGCGATCCGGTACCGGCCAGTGATATTGGTGGGGAACTGGTGGAGTCCGCCGAAGTAATTTCTCACAGAGCGTACCCTCCTCCCGTTCATAATTATGGTTAACGGCTATTCGACGCTGGAGTAACGGCGGAAATCAACCCACAATCCACAGTACCGGCGGAGGGTATAACCGGTATGCGGTGGGGGCATGGCTGGGGTGCCGGTGCGTCTGGGCATCAGGCAGGTGCAGCAGCCCGTCTCTTCCGCATGTAGTCCCGCATATAACCGGGCGCGTGGCGATCCCTGTTAACACATGGGTCTATGGAGGCTCCTGTGTTAACAACGGGGTTCTGGTCGGCCTCCAGGAGCCTAAGACCGCCCTCTACACCCCGCTCACAGATGATCCGCCAAAGCAGATCGTTCATAGCGGCCTGCTGAAGCGTATAACCCGAAAGCGACCGTATCCGGTGCTCGAAGTACCAGCCCACGGCGTGTGGGTCCGGCGGCTGCGTCATTGAGTCTCCAGGAGACATGCCGGGATTATAACAGTTATTGGCAGTAGAGGCAAATTTTTGACGATCTCGTGGTTACGCGGTACCTGACGGCGGGGCCTCGCGTGGCACCCATGGGCAGCCTACCCGTCCGGGGGTGGGCACCCGCGTATCATACACGCGTAATGACACACGCGAATGACACCTGTCATGACGCACGACCAGCTTCGCTGGTGAAAACCGCCGTCCACTACCGGTAGTGACGGCCAATTAATCACGTCGGCCATTGGTGTCAATCACGACATTCACCTGACATACGGAGCCTGACATGACGATACGACCGAACGTGAACATGACCGCAGCGGAAGTGCAAGCGGTCACTCCCAAGCCCGACAGCGAGACGCAGACGAGCGTCATCACGAAGGCGATCATGGATGCCTTCACGACGCTCAAGCCTGCCGATGATGCGGCGCAGGATGCGGCCACGGAAGCGGCTGGGGTGCGTGAGCGGGTTATGGGCGATATGGCGGCGTTGAGCGCTGCCGAGGACTGGCTTGCGGATCACATCACGGACGCCGCTAAAGCGGCAGTCGAGCAGTGGAAGGGCGCACACAATCTCGTTAGCGCGTCACTGGCGCAGTTTGCGGTCGAGCTGCGCCGTGCGATGCACCCTTCCGCTCGTGAATACGTCGTGGAGGCGTTCGAGGACAGCCGCGAGTTGTGGGAGCAATCCGCTCAAACGGACGGTCACCCGCTACGCAAGGCGTTCGCCAAGCGCTACCACATGGTTGCGGGTAGCAAGGGCGTATTGCAGGCTCACATAGACGCCGACATGCCGGCTCCCAAGGCAGGAACGCCCGACAAGCGTATTGCGACCGATCACGGCGATGCCAGCGACCCGTACGCCATTGCTGGCGCCAAGCAGAGCGCCGACAAGGCGGACCCCAAGGCGGCGGCCCGTGTGATCGCCAAGCTCGTCAAGGCGATCGAGGCGATCAAGGCGGAGTTCCCCGTAGGGGAATTGGACGAGATCCTGCTGCTGGCGGAAGATCTGGACGCCGACACGTTCGCCAAGGCGAAAGCAAAGGCGGCGATCGAGGCTGCGAAGGCGGCCAAAGCGCAGGAACGTGTCGCCAAGGCCCGTACCGTGCTCAGCACTCCGGCCGCTCCCAAGGGCAAAGCGGCTGCGATCGAGAATGCGCTTGATGACCTAACTGGCGAGTAATCGCCACTACGGGTAGTGGGGGCGGCAGTGGTGCCGCCCCCTCACATAGGAGCATGACATATGACACTACACGATGCGTATTGCCTTGGGCTGGCGAAGCTCGGTTGCGAGCCAATGCCCAAGCGCAACAAGTACACGATGTTCGTTCGCCCCGCGAGTGAATGCGGCCAGCGCCAAGCGCGCTATTTCTTCGTGGGCACGGCTGGCGCGTTGCGTCACTCACGCCGCGCTAACGCTGCCACATCGGTGCCGTGTAGCGATGCGCTCAAGACTGCGGTCTTATGCGCCTAACACCGCGTCACTACCACAACGCCGGCCAGGTTTCCTTGGCCGGCGTTTTGTCGTGCCTGCAAACCGTCACCATCACTACCGGTAGTGGGATGTGACGATGGTTGCATGGCTCATGTGTCACTAACACCTTGTGACACAACGGTATCGGATAGATGGGCGCTCTGTCAGCGCAGCCCCGTAGGTGGGCGATGGCTCTGATCGTAGCCCATAGGCTCTCATATGATTTAATCCTGTTCTATGCCCCGTTAATCCCGCATTCCGGTAGGGTGAGAGGATTAACTTTTTCAATGAAAATAAGGGTCTAACCTAATTAACCCTATTAAACCTATTTTTCCTAGGTTTTTTTATTATATACGCGATCTTTTGGGGCTTCGCAGCGGCTTTCACGCGATTCCAGGTGAGAGCGTACGTGTATATATCTACCCCTTCGTTTTTACGCAGGGATTAATCGGTTTTTTTAGATCATGTTTGTTTTCAATGGCTTACGAGCACGCAACGCGGGATTGACCCCTAATTAATCCCGAATTATTCATTCCACTACCGGGTAGTGGAGTTTACTAGCGCCTATCAGATACGAGTAGGGGGGGTGGAGATACTAACTTTACATTCAGACACTGCTAGATAGATACGTGAGCCTATCAGATACGAGTAGGGGGGGTGGCGAAACGCCCAGGTGCGCCCGTACACTACCAGATCCTTACCACTACCGGTAGTGGACAATTTTACTAGCTTAATTTTCTCGATCAACCTCGCCTCGGCGCCCCCGCGTCCCCTCGTAACCACGATTTTACGTGTTTAGTTTCCTCCTTACATCCCGTAACAATGAATTTACGAGTTTAGTTTTATGCTCGACGGTCAATTTTCGCTTGCCCACCATCCCACTACTGTTATAATTTTGCCTATGGACCTCGTTTTCATAGGCGATCGACCCGCCCAGATGTGCGCTTTGGTGCTCGATGCACCCCTAAAATACACAGGTGACAAGCTCGATCCGTTCATGGTGTACCGTTGTGTCGAGCGTTATGTCACTGACCATAACAACACAACCGCCACCGCGTACCGACTTACGCAGCGTCACATCGTGCTCAGCACAGGTCTGACCTGGGCACCCAAGTACGACGGTATGGCAGCAAAGCAGATCAACACCATCCTACAGGCAAGCTATGTCACTCCCATAATATACGTACTACCAGTGTCATCACGCATACTGTTAGGCCACAGCATAAATCAGAAGCTCGCCGACCTCTGCGTCTCCTCGTCTTCGCGTCAGGATCACACGCGCTTCCTGGGCAATTACCGCCTCCTCCCCTCCGCGTTGGAGTGGCTCGGCGTGAGAGATAGCCTGGGCGGCGCCGCCTCGGGCTATGGTTTCGCAGGCGACGCAGCCTATCCGACCCAGCCCACCCCACAGGAAGTACTGGACATGCTGCAAGTGATCGAAGTACTTACCCAATCATAACCTCCTTACCCCAAATATTATTTACTTGACATTTACTTGCGATTACTTTATGATACTCATTCTCAGCGGCAATCCTGCCGTGAGTAACCCGCTCCACCACCAGCCACTACCGGTAGTGGAGCCCACCTTCACCCCCCTCACCAAGCAGTTCGAACGGAGTACTGACACATGACGCAACGACACAAAGACGCACTCGCCATCATCAACGGCGCTTGCAATCCCTCGGGCATCGCACTCGCCTTCATCGACGGCTGCGCCGAGGCGCGCAAGGAAATCGCGTACCGTGGCACTGACCAGCTGCGTACCGATCCGGCGCTGCGTCTCATGACGCATCAGCTCGCGTATCTGATGGGCATCGGCTCCGACATGGGCCTCGATGAGTTTCATCGCTGCATGAAGGCTTGCGAAGCGGCTTCACTTAACCAACGGAGTACTGACACATGAACACGTACCTGATCGCCTACGACGCCGACAACGATTTTTGGTTATGCGAAGCGGACGACGTAGACCACGCAGTCGAGCAGTTCGTCGATGCGTCGCTCGGCGCCGACATCAACCACATCTGGGTCTGCTACCCAGTCGAGCACCCCAGCGTAGCAGCCTCGCAAGCTCGGCCGTAACCGCGTCACCTAGGGCAGCGCTGTGCGCTGCCCCTAACCACAGAGTACTGACACATGCCATCGGAACTACTGTCTATCGCCATCATCGTGGTCTTCGTACTTATCTTCGCTGCCGCATTTGCGGCAGTGGCGTGGGAGGACTAACATGTGTGACCGTGAATGTTGGTGCGGCAGCGGGCTGCCGTCCACCTGGCAGTTCGACGCTCGCGGCATCGCGTTGTGTCGTACTTGCGCCGCTTGTAAGCGGCGTAAGTTAGCCCAGTACCGTCCCGAGGTACTGACCGACCCTAATTACTGGGCCGACGAGCCCATCGACGAGGAGTGCTGAGGTTATGTACGTCATCGACACTTACACGCTGCACCTGTTGTTTACTGTTGCCTGCTTAGCCAGCATTACATGCAGCGCCCTCGCGTTTACTATCTTACGTGGTAAGCGCGTCGGTGGGCTGACGTTCTGTAAGCTGGGCAGATTTGGTTTCTGTTTCTACGTCACCAAACCAACACCAGCCCGTACTGTCACCAACACCAACCAATCACTACCAGTAGTGGAGCACTGACAAATGACACAGACAGTATGCTACAACTGCGGCACTGGCGAGCGCGTCTTCGTGCTTCTACAGCGCCGCCTCGGCGACGAGAGCGACGTGTTGGACGTAATAGGCGTCTATCGCACGGCGGAGGGCGCGGAGAATGCGCGGGCCGCAACCTGGGCCGACGAGTATTTACAAGAAGTCTACGGCGGTGAGGAGCGAGACCACTTTCGTATCGAGGCGATAACGCTACAGGACTGAGCTTTGCGCAGCGCCCCCTCGCCTCTGCGCCACGTCGTAACAGCGCGACGTGGTGGCGCAGGGCCAGGGGGCGTCACGCAGCGCTTTTGCTGCAAACCAGTAACCCAGGATCTGACATGTTTAAGAATATTACAACTGTTATCGCTGCTACACTCTTGTGTGCAGCGTGCGCCGGTCGTCCCCCCACCCCCACGGCTGTCGTACAGCCATACGACCAGGCGAAAGACTGCCTGGCACTACAGAACGAGATCAACGCCAACACCTACCAGGTCTCGGTACTGGCAGTTGAACAACAAAATAAGCGCACCCAGAACGTGGTGGCTGGGGTCGCCGGGGCTATCCTGTTCTGGCCCGCGCTGTTCGCGATGGACTTCCAGGACGCTGCCGGTACTGAGAGCAACGCGCTTCAGAGCCGGCAGGGCTATCTTGCCCAACTGGCTGCGACCAAGTGCGCGGTCGCGTCGAGGTAACTTAACCAGTGGCCGGAGCTAAGCTCCGGCCACTACCGTAGTGAACTGCGAGCGATAGCCGCATTGGAGAACTGACAGATGAAGCGTTTTATTATAGGCATCGCGCTCTGCGCCACGGCGTACCTGGGTGCGCCAGTCGCTGCGCACTCGGAGTCGCTGCAAAACCAACTAGAGCGCTTGAACAGCCAGCTCGAATGGGATCGCTTCGATCGTGACCAGCAGCGTCTATGGGACCAGTTCGATCGCGACCAAGAACGGCAAGAGCGCGACCATCAGCGTAGACGGGACGAGCTTAACCGTGATTTCGATCGCGCGATAGCGTTCTGCGATAGTATATCCGATCCCGGCCGCGCCTCTGCGTGCTTTAAGAGGATAGTAATAAGATGAGCGACCAGCCGGACCTGGCTTACATCCAGCGTCGTTTCGACACGCTGCAGAAGGAGCTGCGCGAGGGGCTGCACACCATGCAGCTGCGCGACGACCAGCGGGAGACCAGCTATCAGTCGCTGATCTCGACGTTAACCCGTCAAATGGTACAGGTGACGACCGGGGTCGAGACATGCCTCGCCGGTTTCGAGCAGCGCATCGAGGCGCTAACAGCAAGCCTAACCAGCTTTGAACATAGGCTAGGGATGCGCATGGCGCGTACCGACGACCAGGTGCGCAGCCTCGAACAGCGGTTCGAGGCCCGCATGGACCGTATCGAGGCGTTACTGAGCAAAGAGAATGGTAAATAAACGCGTCGTGGTCGTCGACGACAACGTGACCATCAAGGTCGTCGTGTACCACGACGCGCTGGGCATCGCTGTGGAGTTAACTCCACAGCGAGCGCTTGCGCTCGCTGCATCCCTACTGGATGCAGCGAGACGCAGATTAAGACATACACAGGACCCAAACGACGATCCTACTGGTCTAAAATTATTTCCTTGACTTATAATTATAACAGTAGTATTATGTTTGTCGATTTAGAACAACGGCTTAAGCCGGACTGACCGACCCCACCACTACTGGTAGTGGGCACTACCTCCTAAACCCCTAAAGCGAGTCCTGACAAATGAACTTACTTGAAGCACAAGACGTGCTCCTACGGACCCACGTCGCCGCGTTACAGCGTGGCGAGCGGGCCAGGAGCTACGTCATGCAGAGCCCACCGGGTGTCGGCAAAACCGAGGCCGGCGGGTTTGGCTACGCCGCTCGTTTAGCTCGTGAGCTAAACGAGCCCGTGGGCCTGGTCGTATTCATGATGACCACGATCACCAGCCCCGACGTGCGTGGTTTCATGCTGCCCTTGAAGCCGCAGCCCGGCGAGCCCTTACAGACCATCTTCAGCGTCCCACCGTGGTACCCCAGCCTCGAAAACACCTGGGTCGTCGAGCCCGACGGCACATGGCACCGGCCGGGGACTTGGGCAGGTTCCCTGCCCGAAGTCGGTATCCTGTTTCTCGACGAGTGGGGGCAGGCGGACGAGGACGTCAAGAAGCCCGGCGCTGGGCTTATCCTCGACGCCTGCGTCGGAACAACATTTCTCCAAGATAATTGGAGAGTGTTGGCCGCCCAGAACAGGATGTCGGACCGCTCTGGAACGGTCCGAGAGATGATGTTCATCGTCAATCGTAGGTGCCTGCTGGAGATCGACGCGTCCCTGCCCACCTGGCTGGAGTGGGTGGACAGCCTGCCGTCGGAGAAGCGTCCCCATTACCTGACGGTCTCCTATGCCCGTGCCCACCCGGATACCGTCTTCAGATCGACGGTACCGGATGGGCCGGACCCGTTCTGCACGCCGCGTTCCCTGGTGCTCATGGACCGCGATCTGCAGGCCCTGTGCGACGAAGACGACCTGGCTCATGGGAAGCTGCCGATGACCAACGTCGCCCGCCAGGTGTGTGCAGGCTGGATAGGTAACGCGACCAGCGGGCAGTTCTTCACGCATCTGCGGTACGCGGACGAGCTGCCGGACATGGAGGACATCGAGAAACGTCCTACCGAGGCCAAGCTGCCTCCTGGTAGGGACGCCCAGATGGTCTGTGCGTACATGATGGTGCATCATTTTCGGGAAGACAACGCACGAAATATCCTGCGTTACATCATGCGCATGGCGCCGGAGATGCAGATCCTCTCCGTTGGAATTATCCAACGGGACGAGCGTAGGCTCAAGCACCTGGTACCGGTACGCGAGTACCAGACCTGGCTGATGGCGAATAAAGATAGATTAATAGCGTCTCAGTCCTAAACAAAACGCACCGGTACCGTTGCGTTATCTAGAAACCAGGGCCGTCCACTACGGTAGTGGGCGGTCCAGAGGAACCTAAGATGAACGACGTAACCCAGACCGACATACTCCAAGCCGTGCGCGAAAGCGCAGTGCTCGCCGATGTCAGTATATCTATGTGGGGTGGCACGAAGACCGACGGCAAGCTGCTCAACGATCTTAAACACCAACACGGCGCCACCGGGGACGTTGGTACCGTCAACAAGAAACTCCTGGCCGGCGCCGACGAGTTGCTCAAGAAAACCCGCACGGCGTTCTCGGCCGTCCGGCTGCGCCACTACGCCATGACGCTGCCGTGGGTCAGCGACCCTCACGCCACGAGGCAAGAAGGCCCGCGCCTCCTGCCACATCTCATCACCGAGCGCTACATGAGCGAAATGTCCGCCCTCAAGAGGACGGCCATTAACACGCTGGAGGAGTTTCTGGCCGCTTATCCTGACCTGATCGTACAGGCTAAGGCTAACCTGGGCGGCATGGCGGGCACGACTAGGTACCCGACGGTCGATGAACTTCGTGCATCGTTCCGCGTCCACTTTGATTTCGAGCCGCTACCGGCCGCGTCGAACTTCAAGGGTCTCGATGATTTTATGCTGGAGCGCCTGACCAAGGGCCTGCAGAAGAAGCAAGAGCGCCAGATTGCCGACGCATCGTCGGCAATGTGGAAGCGCGCCGCGAAGCCAGTGAGAAAATTAATAGAAAGACTGGAGAATGCCGATACCACGATCAAGGAGCCGACGGTCGAAGCTCTCAGGGAAATCGTCACGTTGCTGCCGGGGTGGAATATAACCGGCGACCCTCGGATGACCGAGGTCACCGAGGAGATCAATGAATTGATCTCTGGCCTCGACGCCAAAACCCTCCGCGCGAACCAAGTGGTTCGTGCGGACGTGGTGCGCGGAGCAAAACAGGTCCAGGAGAAGATGGCAGCTTTTGGGCTGTGACATGGACATGGACATGGATGCGCGGGATTAAGGCGCCTCGCTTCGTCTTCTACGTTAATAATATCTTGAACGACCTCTACCGTATCGAGGTGGTAGAGTTAAAACCTGGAGCTGTACTACCGTTCACTGACGTGTACCACGTCCCGTTCAGTAGCATCGACATCGTATACGTAGAACAGGTACTGATACGAACGAAAGCCTTACCAATAGAGGAGTGTGTGGACGACCTTATACGAGCCAACCGCGTAGTAACCGCGCTTAATCGTATGGACATGGCCCTTCAGGCCGCAGAGCTTGAACCCAACGGCATCCAAAACCTGTTCAACCAACTCTGGAGTACTGACCTATGACTAACTCACTACCTAAGCGGGTGCGTCCCACCCGCAACCAAGAGGAGGCGATGATCGAAGCCAGAATCTCATTTATGAGATTCTGCCCCTTCTTCTGTCACTATTTTTACGAGGAGATGGAGGAGTACGTCACGGCTGAGGTTGCTACCTTAGCAACCGATGGTAGACGGATTTTTGTAAATCCGTCGTACCTGGAGTCCATCACTCCGATGGAGCGCTGTTTCGCCTATGCCCACGAGGTCGATCATACCGTCCTCAAGGATCCGCAGCGCATGGCCTACTACGCGGCGCAGGGATACATCCAGTACGCCGACGGTACTCGCCTGCCCTGGGACCAGAAGCTGGCTAACGTCGCGATGGATCTGCGCATCAACGCGCATCTCGTAGAGATGGGCGTGGGAGCGTGCAACCCGGCGTGGCTGTACGACCCCAAGATCAAAGGGGATGAAGTTTTCGAAGACGTCTATCGTAAGATCTATAAGCCGGGCGGCGGTGGTGGTACGGGTAAGAAGCCTGGCGACCAGCCCGGTACCGGCAACCAGCCCACTACCGGTAGTGGCAACCAAGGGGATCTGCCGAAGTACGGCGACACGCAGCGTGGCGGGCGCCCCGACAAGACCGCGCAGGCTAATGGCGGCAGCTTCGACGAGGTGCTCGCACCCTACCAGGACCCTGTGACAGGTAAGGACGACTTACCTAGCGAGATCGAGTTCACCGAAGCTATCGCCCGCGCTGCTGCGGCTGCGAAGGCCATAGGGAAACTTCCAGGTTCGCTGCAGCGTATGGTCGACGAGATTCTTGAGCCGCAGGTTAACTGGCGCGAGCATATTCGAATGGTGTTGACCGGCAAGATCGGTCGCCGCCGCGAGTCCTGGGCGTCTCCTAATCGCAGACGTATCGTCCTAAATCCAGCGATTTACCTCCCAGGAAAACAGGGTCACGGCGCCAACGATGTCACGGTAGTCGTGGATAATTCTGGGAGCGTCAGCAACGAGGAGATGACGGTCTTCTTCTCGGAGGCGTCGGCCATCCTCGCCGATTGTAAACCTAAACTCGTAAGGGTGATCTGGTGCGACTGGGAGGTGCGCCGGGTCGAGGAGGCCAGGTGCCTGGACGAGCTGGAGCACATCCGGGTCGAGGGTTCTCTTGGTGGCGGCGGTACCGACTTCCGCCCGCCGTTTGCGTGGCTAGAGGAGAACAATATCCGGCCAGATACCCTGGTGTACCTGACGGACATGATGGGTCGGTTCCCGGAGGACCCCAAGGTGTATCCTGTGGTCTGGTGTGCCACGACGAAGCAGGAAGCGCCCTTTGGGGATACGGTTCATGTGGAGGTGCGGCGATGAGTGGAAGGTTCAAGAAATATATAATGCGGCCCACCCGCTTCGCAGAGGAACGAGACTTTAGGGACGAAACGGAAGACGAGGCTCGTATTACGTCCTTCCAGTATGGTTATGAACTCGTTGACCCTAGAGGCGCAATTGTCTGTCTCTGCTACAACGAACAAGAAGCCGAGCGCCTCGCAATATTATTCGAGCTAATCGAAACTGACGGCCTGCAAACTTTACTAAGCTTACTAAGTAAAGCAGAGTGCGATCCAGACGCCCTTCTAAGAAGCGTACTTAGCATGGTAGAGCCAGTAGGGCGCGACCAATGAAAACTGCGCTACCCACCGGCATCTTCGATCCCGCCGAGGCACCGTGGTGGCGGTTCGTATCCGAAGGGTACGAACCGGTGGTCAAGCAGTGGATGGGGGAGGCAGCGGCGGCGTTCGCCGCTGCCCTCGCCCTGCGTAACGCCGGGGGCGAGATCACCAACCTGCACTGCGAGTACCTATCGCTCGACGGCATGAGAGGTACATATACGTGCAACCTCTCAGAGCACAACAAAGAGTTTGTACTTGTTGTTACCCGTGATCCTGAACCTGTCTCTGCACCGGAGCCTGGCAAATGATGTTAGGGCTGAACCCCGGCGCGTGGTTGTTCTGGGTTAATACGGTGACAGCTATCATCTGCGCCGGCATGACCGCGTGGTCACTCGTCATTTCATCAAAGAGCAATGCCATCATTAACGGCGTCGGCGTCATCGCCACTACCGTAGTGGCGTCTCTTATCTGGACGATGCAGGGCGCCTGCGTGCTGCCCCAGCCCAGCATCGTCGAGTTCTACCAGGGTATGAATCTATGCCCCGGCCAGCGTACCAGGATTAATATCGAAGTGCCAATACCGGCACCAGACCAAAGGATCTGACAAATGGCGAACTTTAAGCTGACCGACAATGCCAAGAGCGAGATCACCGCCGAGGCCCGCCGGCTACTGGCTTATCCAGTAGCGGCGGCGCAGCGTGACTTCCCCCTGACCACCACCGAGCAGGTAGTAGATGTCTGCATCCCGCAGCCGGCGCGTAAGTATCTCGCCGGCCTGCAGTCGATGAATGCCCGGCTGCACCTGACCCGTGAGATCCTCGCGATCGTCGATGAGACCGGCGATATCCCGATCCCGGTACTGCTGCAGATCAACGTGCCCATGTCGCAGCATATCCCGTACGTGTGGGACGTACAGTCGCATAGTGTTTACGCAAAAGAGCCGTTTCATAAGCGAGAGGCGGGGCATAAGGAGGCGCAGCATCTACCCTTTGATCTAGATTCTCTAGATCAAGCGACCCACGAGAAGTTCGTGAAGTGGGTCAACGAAGCAACAAGACAACGCCGCCTCGCCTTCGAGGTGACTAAGCTGGTGAGCACTTTTGTCCAGGAGTACTGCCCCAGTACCGCCCACCTGTTGGCGCGCTGGCCCGGCTTGAAGATCCTGTTTAACAAGATGGGCCAGCCCTGGCCACAGCGTATCCGCGACGTGCCGAGGCGGGGTCTCCACAACTGGGGCTGGGACAAGCAGGGGACAGTCGCCGTCGAGTGGTTCGTCGACAACGAGCGGCGCATGTACGCAGCGGAAGCCCTGCTCGCCGGGGCCAGCATGATGGACACCGGGCACCACCCCAGCGTCGATAATACCAAGCCCTTCGCCCAGATCATAACCTGGGACGGCGGGCCTACCTGAGCTAATATTATAAAGGTAGTAGCTATGATCGTCACGGGCGACTGGGAAACGCACTACTCTAAGGACTACTCACTTTCGAAGATGTCGGAGGCCGAGTACATCCTCGATGACCGCTTCGAGGCGATCATGCTCGCGTTGAAGGTGGGCGACGGCCCCTCCCAGGTTTACGTGGGAGAGGCCGCCATTGCAGACGCCCTTGCAGGGGTGAATTGGGAACACACCGCGTGGCTGTCACATAACACAAGGTTCGACGGCGCGATCCTGGCGTGGCGCTACGGCTACGTACCGAAGCTGTACCTGGATACCCTCTCAATGTCCCGCGCTATTACTCACTGGGTACTGGGTAAGAGTTCGCTGAAAGCTGTGTCCACCTACCTCGAACTGCCGCCCAAGGGGGACGAGGTACTGCGGGCTATAGGTAAGCGGCTGGCGGACTTTACGCCAGACGAGCTAGAAGCATACACCCAGTACTGTGCCCGCGATAATGATAACTGTTATGATATTTTTAAGACGTTACGCGGTTGCTTCCAGAACACCGAGCTTCAGCTAATAGATTTAATCTTACGAATGTATATCTTACCCCAGGTTCAACTGGACCCTGAGATAATAGAACAACATCTGGTCGAGGTGCGCGCGGAAAAGCAACTCGCGTTGGAGCAAGTTGCCGGGATAGATAAAGAGCACTTCAGCTCGAACCAGAAGTTCGCTGAGCTGCTCACCCAGTACGGGGTAGTGGTGCCGATGAAGATATCACCCACTACCGGTAGTGAGATCCCGGCGCTAGCACGCGGGGACTGGGACTTCAAGGAACTTTGTGCGGACCCCTCTAACCCACCTATTGTCCAGGCGATACTAGCTACACGTCGCAGCGTTAAGTCTACGATCGACGAGACCCGCGCCGAGGCGCTCTTACGTATATCCAAGCTGAGCTGGCCCACGCAGGGTAACTCATGGGCGCCGGTTCCCCTGAAATTCTCAGGCGCCCGTACCCATCGCCTCAGTGGTGATGGGGGTATCAACTTCCAGAATATCCGCCGAGGGTCTTCACTTCGAAGAGCCCTCATCGCACCCGTCGGGTACCGTGTCGTACACCGAGACGCGGCGCAGATCGAGGCCCGCATGGCCGCCTGGGTCAGC